AACACATCACCTTGAGTAGTCCTAGCTTTAGTGTCACTCAAGTTCTTTGATTTGTTTACAACTTCTTTTACAGCATCTGCTTTTCCTTGCTCATAAAAATGAGCGGCAATCTTATCTACGTTTTCAGCAGCATAAATAGCCTTGTGATAACCATTAACGTCTTGAACATTACCATTTTCGTCTAGGAACTTCCCAACGAGGTTTGTTATATTAGACTGGTTTTCTGCAACTTTATCAATATTTTGAATATTATACTTATATTTCTTTTCGCCAACATTGATATCAAAACCTTTGAAATCATCGCTAAAAAGCTTTTTTGTATTATCCTTGAACATTTGATGCTGTTGCTCAGCTTGTTCTTGCTCCTTATTATATCTATTGAAAAAATCCATAGCCTTTTGTTGTTCCTGAGTAACGCCCGGTCTCAACTTGATCTCGTCGTAATATTTACTCTTGGTTTCTTCCAAAAAGCTTTTGGCTTTTGCAACTTCTTCTTTAAACGCAAGTTTCTTTTTGCGTATATCCTTATCTTCGTCGATGTCTTCATCATAGTCAAAATCTTCAAGCAGAAGTTCTATGTCTGAATTATCTAAGTAAGGTTTATTTTTTTTATAATACTCTTTTAAAAGAGTTTTATCGTCTACGTTGCTGTAATCAGCATTTAGACGAGTATAATCTTCTATTGTTCCACCAGTTTCTTCCATAAAGGTAACTAGCTTTTCAATATTCTCTGGCAATGGTTTGCCTAATACTTTTTCATCTCTTATAGCTTCTTTAACCTCTGCTTCAACTTGTTTAACTTCAGCTTCTGTTACTTCTTGGATCGGAGAAAACCCTTCAGTAGTCTCGTTGGACTCTTGTACAGATTCTCCCACCTCTGTGCTATCTCCGGATGGTTTTTCCACAGATACCTCCTTTGTTTCTCCGACTTGAATGGCATCTTCTTGTTTTTTAATTTCTACTTTAGTAATATTACTTTCTAGCTCTACTAAAGGTTCTTTAGGATTAACATTTACTTTAGTAATGTTATCTTTTGTTTGGTTTAATTTCTTAGGTGTTTTCTTTTTTGTTTTTAATTTAAACTCACCTTCCTGTTTAACAGGTTCATTTGTTTTTACTTCTGACATAATATAATATAATTAAATAATTAAATAACGTTTTACATAAACGCGTTCATACCAGCGTCTGGCTGATTTTCAAAGTCTATTGGTAAACCATCATTGTTTCTTTGGCTTATCATTTCACTTTGTTGCGTACCTTCCATTTTTATACGCTTATCTTTTCTATCTTCTTTTTGTTGTTCTTTTTGAGATTGACCTTGAACTTCAATTTGTTTCAATTGCATATCAAACTGATGTTGCATTTGCATCTTTTGTTGATCCAGCTGCGCCTGTATTTGCATTTTTTGAATTTCCATTTGAGTTCTAGCTTGTTCGTATTGAACTTTAGATCCGCTAATAGCTTCTTGCTTTTGAACCTCGTTTATTGCAATTTTCTCATTAGCATCTGCTTGAGACTCGGCTTGAGCTCTAATATTAGCCTGATTATTCTCTTGATCTTTCTTAGCTTTAGCCTTACGCTTAACCTTTAATAATTGATTAGCTAGTTTAAGATTTTTAATTTGTCTTAAATCTATAGCGTCTTCAAGATCAATACCTCCTTGCTGCAGTGCAACTTGTATATTAGCTTCTAACTGAGCTTTTTCTTCATCGTCTGGTTCTAACTCTAAGAAAATACCAAAGTCATGCAGATTTAAATTAACAACTTCTTTCAATGTGTTAACATTATAATTACTAATAGAGTTAGTAAGCGACTCAGCTGTTAATGGAAACTCTAGTGCGTCTGCTATTTTAAGAGCTATGTTTTCTGCAACTCTAAGAGTTAAATAAGATGATGACTGCTTGATATGTCTAGTAGCAACATTAGATGCGTTAGCAGCCATTTTTTGTAAACCTACTAATGTGCTTTTATCAGGCGTACTACCATCTCTAGCTTCGTTAAGCCCCGTCACATCGCGTATCATTTGCAAATAATACTGGTACGTATTTATAAGACTTTGTATCTTACCTTGACCAGAACTAGAGTTTAATTCTTGAATTGGTACTTTACCTCTGTTTAAGTCACCATCTTGCGTTAAACTTCTACCTACAATAGAACCAGTTTGAAAATACATATTCAATGCTTCAGCCGGATTGTAGTTTGTTCCATTACCAAGATCTACCTCAGCCAAACCGTCCATGTCTAGATAAACACCATCTGGCACTATTCTTGACATAACCTGTTGCAGCTTTAAATGTGTTATTTGAATCATATCAGCAAAGCCAATACACTTACTAACTAAGCTTTCTATTCTACCTTTGTACATTCTAGGTGCACATATAGAATAATTCATTTTAACTTTAGTAGTGTCAGCGTAAGGTCTTGACATATTCTCTGCCAACTCCCACTTAAGCATTGTATCAGTTCCTAATACTTTAGCACCGCTATATAAAACCTCTATTGATCTTGATACTCTTTCAAAGTTATCATTCTCAGGCGGGTTAAACGTATCTGGCTTTTCAATAGCTTTTAACAAACCTTGATCTGTTTTCTTAATTTTAAATACTTGATTATGATACGTCTTGTAATCAAAGTATAAAACCTGTACGGTATTCTCATCGTATCCACCCCAACCAGTTACATATTGTCTGTTGCCTGGCATTTGCTGTATACGCTGTAACTCTTTTTCAGATATATTTGGAAACTCTTTTTTGAGCTCTGGTATTGTAATGGACTTTATTTCACCTACGTAATATATGTCTTCAAAGTTAGGATCTTCTGTATATGAATAAACCATATAAGCTGGGTCTACGTAATCAACAGTAATACCATTAGCTGTATTGAAGTTTGTTTTAGCAGCTGCAATACCACAAACAGCCAAATCCATATTAAGTCTACGTTTTGTAAGCTCATATTTATTTTGAGCCAGAACAGAAGATATAGCTTCTTCTTCGGCTATCTCTATACTTTGCTTATATGACAACTGCATGTGAAGCTCTAGTTCTTCTTCGCTTTCAGGTAATAAATCAGGGTTTGGTACTTGATATAAGTCAATACCTAGATTTGTTTTTAAATTGTCTAAGTATTCTTTAGCTAGCATGTCTTCATATATCTTAGAAGCATACTCAGTTCTTTTCTTTATAGATTCAGGATCTTGAGCATAAGCTTTAACGTCGTAAGAGTGTGCTGATATACCGTTAACAACAATGTCTACAAACTTAGATAAAATAGGTACAGGCTTCCAGTCTAAATTTAAATAAGACAAATCGCCATTAATAGACAATTCATCTTTATATTTTTGAACAGGTTGCTCACCTCTGGCATACAGTCTTAATGTATTAAAGTTATTCCAGTTGGTTAAATAAGCATTACCATTGGTTCTACCTGACTTGAACCATTCATACTCAATAGCCATAGCAACTTGACTTCCGTACTCTATGCTTGCTTTTTCAGCATCACTAACTACTTGACTTGGAAAAGCGCTATTTGAATTAGTATATATATTCATTTAACTTATTATTTTTGATGTAGTTCCCCTGTTGTCATATCTTTTGATACCTAAATCTACAGGTTTTAAAATTCTTTTATTTACTGGTGAATATCTATGTTTGTTACAAGCCATAAGCGCTAAACCAGAACTTATAGAAGCATCATGCTTTGTTCTATTGTTTATATTAAATTTAGCCCAGTCTTCTAGTGTTCTTTGAAAATAAACATCACCATAACCTGTTTCTTTTAGCCCAACAAAATGCTCTATATAACTTTCTATAGCGGAAGCATGAGCTTGTTTTATATCTTCACTAGAATTTGGTATACCACCTAGTTCTTTTTCTGTTACTGACAACTTGCTATAAGTTCTATCTGGTCTGTTCATTGCAAATCCTCTATAACCTCTACGCTTAAAATAGTATAGAAGTCTTGGTTTGTTATTTTCTACTAGTATTGGCATACCATAAAATATACAAGCCATAAGCACATCTTCAAAAAATATCTCAGCTGTTTGAGGTCTTGCTATGTATTCCAAAAAGAAATGATTTGCTGGCGCGTCTTCCATTGAAAACTTAGTTAAGCCGTGCAAAGATCCTTTAGAACCTCTTTTATCTACAGTACCTGATATGTCATAAGGGTCACAACCAAAAGCACCTATATGTTCGTTACTCGGGTAATTGATACCATTTTTTTGATATCTTTTATTTTGCAAATGAATTGCAGGCACCCAAGTTACTAAAAATCTACCACCGTTGTTTGGTACAAATATAACTCTTGTATCTTGCTCACCGTTTTCCCATTGAAAACTACCCTTTGTTACGCTTATAGAATTTTTAAGATCTTCATTAAAATCTATCTGCTCGTATATTTTAGTTAGATTAAATAAAGATTCTTTTGATTCATCTCTAAAAGCGTGCTTAGTAGTACGTGGAAACTGTCTATAAAATTCATTTAAAGCATCTTGATCTTGCTTTAGACCTTCTACTTCATTATCCCAATACTCTATTACACCTAAATCTATTTCATCACCTTGCGGTCCTTGTACTGGTTTTTTTGGCGTGTCGAAGACAGGTAATCCATAAGAATCAATGTATCCTTCGTAATTCCACTCCATAGGTATAAACAAGCTATATAATCCAGAGCGAGTTTGTCCATTCGCATTTCGTTGAGTGACGTCCGAGTCATTATATAATTTTTTAAAGTTATCACCACCCTTGTCTAATGAGTTACTAGTAGAACCCATCATACACTTACCAATAATTCTAGAACCTAATCTAAGACAAGTTTTGGTAACACGCCAGTTGTTTAATATATTATTAGGTCTTTCCCACTTGCCACTTTCATCGTGGACTAGTAGTCTTAGTTTCTCCCCGTCGTACGAGTTGTCCCCTGTGTTCTTCCAGTCGATCGTGGTGTCGAGACCGTCGAGTTCTCTGAGAGATTCGTTTGTCTCAAGCTTCTTACGGGTATACTTTGTCGCGGGTACTCTGTACGCAAGCTCTGTCTTTGGCCTGTCCATACCGTCCTGAATTGGTTTGAAAAAGAATGGGTAGTTGACGGATATCGGAACGACCTTGTCTGTAAACATTTTTTTCGCATCAGGACCAGATTTGGACAATATTCCAAACCGTGAATCTGACTGAATTGTTGCAGCGTTAACCGTCTCAGCTGAAGACATAAAGGAGAATCCAGATCGTCTATTCTTAAGGTAGCACATTCCGTAACTACGCTTGTCTGCTTTACAAGCTTCCCAGAATATAAAAAATAATCTGTTTGCTTCCCTAAAGTCTGGTTGCCCAACATCAATCTTGGACCACTGCAAGTACATATAATGAGTACCAGTAAGGTAAGTAGCCACATCCTTATTATAGAACCAAAAGCCTTCTTCCCTGCGGACGAACTCATTATCGATGTAATCATACCATTTTTCTTTAAAGTCTAGCGGGTATTCCTCCCAATCAAATACAGACTTTATTTTTTTTAATACTTTAGGATATTCCGTATATTCCCATTTGTTAGTTTCAAACTTATGTACATTGTTAGCTTTAGGTAAAGCTATTTTTAAGTTTTGTATCTCGTATATCTCCCCTATTGTACCGTTTTTACTTATTACAACGATATCGTGCTCTTTGTTATAACCATACTCCCATTTTTTATAGCGGTTCATACGGTTAACAACCTTAGGTTTGACGTGATCTTTTAAGACCTTATATAACGTTTGTTTGTACATTATTTCTTAGATCTTCCTTCGGCAAACCCTTTAAAAGTTCTTTCCTCTTTAACTTCTTTAGGTTTGTCGTTTAGCATATTTTCTTCTTCTTCAATGCGATTAAGTATTTCAAAGGCATCGAATATAGCTAGCTTTTTAGTGGCTGCTGCGTTTTTTAGTCTGTCAGCTGATATATCATCATCTGAATCAACAATAGCCTCTTTAGCTACTTTGATTAACTCCTCAACTGCTCGCTGCCCAGCTTGGATTATATTCTTCTTCGTTTCCTTGGTGTTCATACTTAATTACAATATCATTAGATTTCATACAGTAAAGTCTTTTTCCTTCAACTAAAAATTCCCATTCGCCATTAGGCGTATAGCCAACTAAGTCTCCTGGGTTTATTTCTAGCGCTTCTAAGGACTTATTGCCATATTTTAATATACCAATAAGCTTACGCTCTTTATCAAGCGTTAGAGAATCATTACTTTTTATAGGTGTTATAAAACATCTGTCACCAACAGTGTTCCAACCTTTTTCATTTTTATATAAATAAACCTGGTCAAGGCTGCAGAAATACAAATCATTTTCAAAATAAGATCTGCTTTTCTTTTTCTTACCTTTCATATCATAAAAGGTTCTAAACACATTTTGGTGTATAACTATTATATCACCCTTTTTAACGCCGGATTTAAAAGCTAGTGGTGTTTCAATAACTTCAGCTAAACGGTTTACAAACTTCCAGTTTTCAATTTTAGTATTGATAACTACATCTTTGCCACCTATTTTAACTGTGTTTTTGTATTTATCACCAACAGGCTTTACGATAAAATCGTACAAGCTTTTCATTAATACTCTAAATCATACTCAACAGATACAGCCATGTTAGAATTAAACTTCTTCCATGGCAATACCTCGTTGTTTTTCTTTATGTGAATATTATAAGATCCATCAGTTTCATTGAACAAAATATAAGCTATTTCGTGACCTCCGTAAACCTGCTGACCTATAGAGTAGTGCATAGCGTCATTTTTGTAATCAGAACCTATACTGATTTTTCTTATAACTGAATCCATTATGCTTCTTCAGTTATTTCAGTGTACTCACCGGTTTCAAGATCAATAGAGATCTTACCATAAGCCTCTTCTAAAACTTTCTTTTCTTTAGCCAAGCTTTCATTTACCTCTGCTACTTTGTGTAATAAAGCGTGCTTTTGTGTTTCTACAACACCAATTTCAGATACTAAAGCATCTAACTCTTTTTTAATAGAAGTTACTTTTTCTAATTCTTCTTGTTTAATTTTCGCCATTTGATTTAATTTAAGTTAATTTATGTTTATATAGTTACTCTTCTTCTTCGTTATTTACAGGAGGATTTGGTACTAGATTATCCGTATTTCTTGGCCAACCGTAAAATTGAGACACTGCTTTATCTCCTGGATAAACTTCATTAGCGCCAAAGTCAAGAACTGCACTACTCATTATGTCATAAGCCCAGCCAGGATAGTACACGGGATTATCAGGATCAGTTGTTTTAGATTCGTCAACTACTTTACCTATATTTACAACGGCCAGTGTTCCATTAATATACTGCATAGTAGTAACACCTTCTTCAGTTACTTCCTTCCAAACGCCTTTGTTTATAAGTTCTACTTTACCCTCTATTTGACTGTCAAAAACTGTTTTATATATATACATAATTACGTTGTTAAACAGGTTAGTTCTGCGTCTGTCAATGCTTCTTTAAATACTGTAACGGATTTGACTTTGCCAAAAAATTTTTGACTGCCAGATGCTTGCGCAAAATTAAGTTTTGATAAAGTAGTGGTAAAAGAAAAGGTAGATGTGTCAGTATCTACTTTAACACCGTCAAGCCACATTGAATTATCTCCACTTTTATATTTGATAGCACATTTATGGAATTGTGTTCTATCCGCAACAGTTTCTGTGTGATTAAAATTAACCCCATTACCGTCTTTTATTCTGTACTTAATAGTGTTTGTGGTAGTTTGATAAAAAATTTCTACTGTATTTAAATTTCCTACCCCGTCTGATAAAGTTATACATCTGTTAGTATCTTCTCCTTGAAGCAAAGCAGCAATATCGCAATATAAAACCCCCTCGGTTGAACTTATTAAATTACTTGAACCTGAATTGGTTGCTATATCTTGGTTTCGTGGCACGGTAGCTCCACTTGTTGGTATGTAAGAAGTCATATACGCTAATTCTTCGCCTTGTGAACCAAAGGCATAAAAGCCTTGACCTATTGACGCGTAAGTATTTGTGTTGTCACCGCTCATTGGTTCAACTTGCATATAACCGCTTGTGTCTGTATCTTTGTCAATATCAAAAGTAATTGAACATCTATACCAACCATTACCGTAATTTTCCATTTTAGCGGTTTGATTTGCACCAACAGTTCCTAAAACACCGTTTTGAATATCAAAAAAACTACTTTCCCCTTGTGCTGGACTTCCAGTAAAAAACGTACTTTTTAATCTGACCCATTGATTGTTGTAATATTTTAAAAAACAACTCCCTGTGACGGTTTGTGTTCCGCTTCCACTTGAAAATGCTAATCTTACTCTTGTGTAAATTGAACCACTCGATGAATTTACAACCACCAAAGACGAATTTGTTGTACCGTCTGGCGAAGTTGTTGCGTTTGCGGTTATTGTTACACCGCTGCTTGAATGCCAAGTTGATGGTTGTGCGCTATTTGTACTGTAATTTACCGATTGCGGTTCCAAAAGCCAGTGACCACAAGTACCAGCTCCTGTATAAGGCGAGTAATCAATGCGCGGTAAGTTTGTGTCGTCTGTTACTTCTATTATAGATACGTTGTCAATAGATAATTCACTTGTGCCACTTGAAATTCCTCTAAAATCACTCCCTGTTGATGTAATTTCTTCTACGTATGTTCCGTTTGCGCTTCTAACTGTTGTTAAATTTGATGAAGTTCCAAATCTCCAATTTATGCCACCTTGAACATAATCAAGTATAGTGTATGTTAATCTATACTTTTTGTTATTTGCAACAATCCCGTCTTGTATTAAGGATTGATTGTTTCCACCGTTAAAAATAGCTTTTCCATTTCCAAGGCTCCAACCAGTACCAAATGACCAATTCTGCCCGACTTCTTTTACTGAAACGTTGTCTATTGAGCCCGTAAAGCCGCCGTCAGTAGTTAAACCCCTAAACCTTATTGATGTATGGTTTACTGTTGCTTTAAGTTGTTCTGTAAAAACACCATTAGAAGAGTTGCTCGTTCCGCTAACTGTACCCCCACCACCAGCAAATTGAAATCTTACCCCACCTTGACTATAATTGCTAATTTCATAAGTGATTTGATATATTTTTCCTGCAACAATACCTTTTGCTTGATAAGCGTTTGTAGAATTAGACAAAGTTCCCAAAAGTTTACCATCTGAAATACTCCACCCAGTTTCAAAAGTCCAATTCTGTCCGACCTCTTTGACTGAAATATTTGTTATATCTAAAGTATCTCCAATTTGTGCAGAGGCTAAATAAAATCTAAAAGTTGTACTGCTTACAGGAACGTTAAATTCATAATTTTGAAAATCGCTCGATAGAGTTGGATTTAAAACTACATATTGAGGGTTGCTTGATATGTTGGCATTATCCCCAATAGAATTAAAAACTGAATTAGCAGTTCCTTTGGCTCTAAATGTTACTTTATATGATTTTCCTGATGTTACTAGACCACCTTTAAATAAAGCAGCCCCAATAGCTACATCATAAGTTAATCTCATGAAACCATTTTCTAAAGACTTTGTAGCTCTACTTGACGCAATGTCCCAATAATCAACAGCTGCTTGATTTGTAAAATTACCATCTGGTATTAACTCACTTCCTATTTGCTCAAAGTTTCCATTTGTAACAAGCTCACTCCCTTCTTGCTCAAAATCTCCGTTTTGTACTAATTCCCCACTTAATATCTGTACGTTTTCAACAAGTCCTTGAGAGTTAACTCGTGTTGCCGCTGTTCCTCTTGTAAAGTCAAAATCTGCGTCAATTACTTCTTTTACTGATACGTTGTCTATTGAACCAACAAAACCACTACTTGTAATTATTTGCAAATCGCCATTAGTGCTATTGGTTCCGTCTGTAAAAACAATGTAACTCCCATTACCATTTAATGTTATTGGATATTGGTTAGGTGCAAATTTAACAGATAAATTACCGCTTCCGCCATAATTACTTAAATTAAAAGTAATTTTAACTTTTGTGTTTGTAGAAACAACGTTGCTTTGTCTTAATATGCCATTACTACCGTCTTGATTTGCAGTTCCACCGCTAATTGTCCAACCAGTTCCTTCTACCCAATCACTATCGGTTGCAAAATCGCCATTTGTTACAAGTTCACTACCCAAAGTTTGAATAGGCTTAATGCTGTTCATTGAACCGTTGTCATAACCTGTTGGCGTAAGTAAAATTGAAGCTTTTTCTAATAAATTACTCATGAAGTGCAGTTTTGAAGTGATACAAGAGTTGCTTTTGTGCACACTTTGTTTTCACAATAAGTAGATCTTGCGCATAAATCAGCTATTAATGCGTCAGGAATACTAATGCCAGCTAGAGTTGTTGATAGTATAGCTACGGCGTTTCCTAGTATACTTGGCATATTATTCTAATGCTAAAATGTCAGAAGCTGTAGTAGCCGCATTTACTCTAACTACTTGCAAAGGAATAAAAGCTCCTGCTGCTACGCCTTTTAAAACAACAGTATCAGTACTAGCCGCGGGCACAACAGATAAATCACCAGCTACTCCTACGTAGAGACTATATCCCTCATGTCCTGCTACGGGTTGAGTTTGCGCTCCGCCATTTGATTTATACAAAGCGTAAGTAGCTCCTCCTGTTACTGATGCAGAAACTGTAAGATTATTAGCGTCTGTTACAGCAGTTACTGTTACTATGCTTCCGCTAGTATAAAGCACGTCTCCAACTGCAACCTTATTAGAATAACCTGTATTGCCTGCATTAGATACGCCTAAAAAATTAGCAGATGAATCTGTGATAGTTGTACCTGTGGACGCACTATTTGTCCCTGTTATATAACTGCCAGGCTGCGGTATATTTATAGTGTCACTTTTTATAACATCTATAGCTTTAATGGGTTGATTACTTGCCATATTTATTTATTTTTTTATAATTTGTTTTGTTTTTTCCCAGCTACGACCCACAAAATACGCACCGTATACTGTCACTAGTAATGTTTGAAATATTGGTATATATTCTTCAGCAATTTTAAATTGACCTATATTGCCATCAAAAAAAGCACAAGCAGTGAATATAACTGTTAAGTATATAAGCACCATTGGTCTTATATTTTTAGAAAGTTTATTATCTGATGCCATATCTGCTGCCCAACGAGCACTAACTTGTTCTTGAGCTTCAGTATCTGCTTTTTGTAATATTTCAGTTATTAATCTTTGTGCTTCTAGCTTTTCTTCTTTAGTTGTTGTTAAGTTATCTAAAACCTCTCCAACTTCTTTTATAACACTGCCAGTGAGCCATTGCCAAAGTTTTTTCATTTAGCTATTTTTATAAGCCTCAGCTTCCCAAGGCAAGTTCTTAGCACCTTCTTGCATTTGTGCTCTTGAATATTTTTTACCTTTCCAGTATACATATTTGTCGTCGTAATTAAGATCTCCACGTTTCATTTGATTTATATGTACCATTTCGTGATCTATAACGTCTTGAGTTCTAGAAGGATCTACATCTTTGTTTATAATGATTGTACCATTATTATTGGCTTTACCCATAACTCCGTCTTCCATATCTACATGATATATTGGAGTGTTGTCTATTTTATACGGAGGATTATTAAGTTTAAAAGCCATAGTTATTCTTTATAAGGAAACATTTTATTTAACGCTCCTTTTCTAGCAGCGCAGCCGCAAGGGATATTCAACCCCTTGCTGACTGTGTCTACTACTTTTTTGATACCAGTAGCTTTAGTAAACTTCTCTACGCTGTCTCCTAAACCTGTTGATTTCATAATTATGCTACTACTATATCAGTTACTTTTACGCCTGTACTATTTTGTACAATTGCTAAAGGTCCTCCTGGATTTGCAGTTGCAGCTGATATAAACGCGTCAGCCCACTCTTTTCCTTTTGCAGTTACAGTGAATAAATAACTTTTACCTCCAGCGTAAACTGTAAATTTATCAGCACTGGCGTCTCCGTTAGCCAATCCTTGGTATACAGAATCAACACCACCGATGATTACGTCTGAAAGTTGGTCAGCAACGTTAATGTCTAATGCTTTAATTTTAATGAAATTTGCCATTGTGTTAAATGTTTAATGTTAATGTTAATGTTAATGTTTGGCTAGGTTTGTACAGTCCTAATCTGTTTATTTATGATTTTGAATAACCAGTATAACTAGTGCCTGATTTATCCATAACAGCTTTGGTTTCAACTTGTTTACCTTCTTTAGCTTTCATTATGGATTTATACTCTTGACTTCTGTCATCTAAAGTTAACTCTTTTCCTTTGTAGTTAACTTTTACTTTTTTTTTAAGTGGACTATGCCCCATTTGAAAAGCAGACTTTGAGTGCTTTGACATCCATGATCCTTCGCTAGCGTGTTTAGCTACCGGATTGTCATGCATTAAGTTGTATTTTTCTTGTTTTGCAGATTCCATTTTCATCGGTCCGCAGTGACCTTCAAGTGGACTATGTCCCATTTCTGCTGGGCTATGACCCATTTCCGCAGGGCTATGACCCATTTTGTTTGGTGATTTTCCGTAAGGCATAATATTAATTTTTAGAAGCAGTGTTTAGCCGCTGGTGATTTATGTTTTTTATCGTATTTCATATCTCCAGCAAGCTTAGAGATGTGTTTTTCATCTGCAGTCATATCAGCATCGCTGTGACCGTGTTTAGCATCATACTTAATATCCTGCTTCAAGTAATCAATATGAGCAGCATCGTCTTTCTCTGTGGCTTTGTAATTGCTAGCAGTTACTTTAGTATGTGCATGATCCATTGACCATTTAGCATTGCCCGTGTATTTTCCGTAGTGTCCTTTTTCCATTTTATTATTATTTAAGTACAACTTGTTTTTATTTTTCCTTTCTTGCTTACAGTTTGAGAATATGTCTTTCCTTCGTCTTTACAAGCATTCTTAGCTTTTCTTTTTGCAATATTAGCGTCTAGTTTTTCAGCTCCTTCTGCTATACCTTCAAACATATTCATGTATAAGTCTGCAGTAGGTTGATAATCACTAGCGCTCATACCGCCTCCGACGTAACCACCTTGGTTTAATGGAGAATTTATGTTTAACATTGAATCAGAATCTGGTCTTTCAAAAGACATAGATACTCTAGTATCTTCACCGTAAGACTTACTTGATTTTTTCTTTTTCAACTTCTTAGCTTTGTCTAGTAGTTTAACTACTTTTTCATCTGAATAATTGTAACCACCGGTCTCACCACCTTTTTCAGATTTTTTCTGAGCTCTTTTAATAAGTCTGTCTGCTCTGTTTTTGCCTAACTGTTTTACAGGGGAATTACCCATGTGATTTTCTGAAAACTTTGTCATAATTTATTTTTTAGAGCAACCAAAATTTTTAGCGTAGTTAGCCATTTTAACTACAGCAGCGCTGTATTTATCTTTCTTAGACATAACAGCTGATGCGGCAGAACAAGCGTCTTTAAAACCGTTCTTTTTAGCCCAAGTTGTAAACTTGCCTTTATTCTTTTCCTTTATTTCAGGAAATTCTTTAAAAAATGGAGAGCTGTACATTATTTATATACTTTAGCTTTACTGGTAATTGGTCCAGCTTCGTATTTGCAAGGGTACTTAGATACTTGCATTCCAGTGATACCGTTGCTATTTCCAACACCCATTGGGAAACCTTCCTTACTTAGAGGCCCGTCCCAAATAGCATTTTCACCTATCTGACCTGATAGTTTAGGATTTTTTTTGATTTTTTCAATATCGTGTTCCATGAGTTTTTATTTTTTATATTTACAACCTTTTTTAGCTAGTGCACTTCCATACATACCTGGCATTTGCTGACCAAACATTTGGCCTGCAACTTGCTGTGTTTGCGGTGGAAATACATTATTAGCTGACTGCGCTGGCACCACTGGCACACCTGTCATAGGATCTACAATAGGCTGCATTTGCTTAGCAGGTGAATCATAGTTCATATTAGCCGCGCTAGATTTATTGATAGCATCGTACTTAGCCTGTTCCCAGTCGTCGATCTTACCGTTTTTGTTGATGTCTTTTACTTCGTATTTAGCCATAGCTATCTGTTTTTATCTTTGTTCACATTATAAATAGCTTTAGTCATAACTTTGTCAGTGTACGTCTCGCCATTAATTATTTTATTTCGTCTACCTGTGTTTATATCTTCTTCGCCTAGCATTATTCTGTATATTCTACTTATAAGCTGCTTGCCTTTAAAAGATACTTTATATATATGGTATTTCTGAGTGGTCCTGTTTCTATGTCTCCAGACTTTAATCCAGTCTTGTTTCAATAGTCTATTCCATCTGCGGTTATCCCAGCTATAAGAATAAACACCCATCTCAAAGTCTTTCTTAGTGAAAAACTCCATACAATCAAGGTATATAAGAAGTTCTAGATCTGCATCGTTTAAATCATT